AGAAGAACTTACTATGCAGATTGCTGATGAGCTTCAGAAACATACAGGAACAAAAGATTTAGCTGTGTATGTTCAAGCTACACATGGATGTATGGAGCATAGAGGTGTATTGGCTCATAGCTCACTCACTCAGACTACTGAGCTTCGTGGACAGTTCTTCAACCCATCAGTTATACAAGAGTTCTTGGACTATATAAAAATGCAACAAGTATTTGCTGGTACAAGAACATAACAGTTTCCGTGAAGTGCTATCTCACTCCTCTCTCACTCAAACATAGCACTTCACGGATTTTTATTATGAGAAAAAAATGACACAAGATTTATTTAGACATTTAAGAGCCAATGCATCATCAGATAAACAAATGAATACTTTAGATGCAAGACAACAATTATTAGTAGTTACTATGGAGGAGTGTGGTGAACTGATTCAAGCATGTTCGAAGCTCCTTCGTAGAGCTACTCTTTATGATGAAGACAATAAGCATGTAGACAATCTTAAAGAAGAATTGGGAGATGTGTATACTATGTTGCATTTGATGGTTGAGTGGGATGTTGTATCATGGACTGAAATTGAAGAAAGAATGCAAGTTAAAAGAGAAAAACTTTCTAAGTGGTCTGAGTTAATTTAGGAGTATATATGAAAATTTTTATGATATCTATAGTGATGTGGTGGGCCGATCCTATGACTATTCCGTGGCCTGGAAACGATGCTGTTGAGATACAAACACAATATGGTAAACAATTATATTTTGAAACTTTAGAAGATTGTTATAATCATGTAGATGATAATTTAGATCATCTAGTAAGGTTTGGACATATGTATTATCCAACAGCTGATGCAGTAGGAAAAATTATTTGTGTTGAAAAGGAGATGTATTATGAACATTCGTAATTATATTAAAAATCTTAATCATATGAATGTTAGCTTTGTAAAGAGTGGTGTTAGAATTGTAGCAGGAGCTCTTTTAATGCTTTCAGGAAACTTAATTATTTCAGCAGCAGGGTTTGCATTTGTGTTTGCAGAGTTGTTAGGAATTTTAGAAGAGGTAGTGGATAAAAGGTTAGAGAAGTGATAATATATTTAGTGAAGATGATTCACAAACCATCTCAAAAAGTTTGTTATAAAATAGGTCATACTCAGAAAAAGATAGCAGAAAGATTTTCATCTGAAGAGTATAATGATTTTGATATTACTAGACTGTCTCACATTTTCTTTTCCCATGATAAGTGGGCATATGCTAAAGTGGCAGCAGAAACATTAGAGTTTGCAATTCAGCAAGTTATTCCTCCTAAGTCTCCATCATTCATTATAGAAGATTATTTTAATGTTCCAAGAGATACATTAAAGATAGGAGGAGTTACAGAATTAATTTTTCTCAAAGAAAATCAAACAGAACAATTAATTGTTGACAGGTTTAATGTTTTCGTAGATAGTGTAGATAAATTACAAAGAAAATTGAATAGGATTACATAATGATTAAGAATATTTTTTCTAAGGATGATAATAAAGTGAATAAGAAATATGTTTGGGTTACATTTGAAAAGGAGGGATTGCATAAGTATCCTGCTGCTCTAGATGATCCTAAACTAGCTACAGGAGGTTGGGATGATGTTTCGTTTCTTGGTTATCTTCATCGTCATATCTTTAAGTTCAGGGTGCAAATTGAGGTCTTTACCGACGACCGCGACATCGAGTTTATTCAATTCAAACGTTGGCTTCAAAGACTGTATGATATGGCATCGGACAGTGGAGGGGAAGACGACGTCACTGAAATGCTTAACTTGGACTTTAAGTCCTGTGAGATGATTGCTGATGAACTTGCAGCTAAAATTTTACATAAATACCCTGGTAGAGATTTGGTAATAGATGTAAGCGAAGATGGAGAGAACGGCGCTAGCTGCTATTACTATAAACATTCTTAACTATCAGAGGAAGTCATGGATAAATTTAGAAACTATATTCCAGAAGCAGATTATGCAGATGTTCGTAAGTATCTTAAAAAATTAGGCAAAGGTAAAGATGTTACTTTTGTTGACAATGATGGTAAGACTAAACAGACTGGAAAGTTTAATGGTCTTATGAGAAGAGGTCCATTTACATATGCTAAGGTAGAACATGGAAGAGAAATGTCTCTTGTTCCACTGCCACAAATAATGACTAAATAAATATATAAATACTAAGTGAATTGAAAGGTTATATTATGTCTACAACTGAATTTTGTCATATTGCACCCACGCCACATCTAAGTTTAACTGATGGACGTCCTGTCCATTTAGTACTTGCTCATTTGATTGAAACAGATGAGGAGTATGTTAACTTTTATCTAGAACAAAAAGAGAAATACAATTGTACCATTATTATGGACAACTCTGCTTTTGAAATGTATAAGCAAGGTCGTCCTATGTACGATTCAGGTCAATTGATTCCTATGGCTGAAAAGATCAAAGCTGACTATATTGTTATGTCAGATTATCCTGATAATGATCCAGAGGAAACTATTGAAGCTGCAATGGTGCAAGCACCTGTTATTAAAGATAGTGGATTCAAAACATTCTTTGTCCCTCAAGGTAGAAAAGGATCTGTAAAAGATTTAGAGTATGGATTTAGGTTTGTTGCCAATAATCCTAAACTTGTTGATTATGTAGGTGTATCTATCCTAGCAGTACCTTTAGCATATGATGTAGAAAAAGATAACAAACTACAAAGATTCAATGCTCGTTTAAGGTTTATGTATCAGATGGATAACAGTCCACATCTTTCTAATATCAAATACAACGGAACAAAGATTCACTTTTTAGGAATGGTTGATGGTCCTAATGAGATCATGTTCATGTCACCATTCCACAAGTATATTGATACATGGGATTCGTCGGCAGCTGTATGGCTCGGATTGAATGGAATGAAGTTTGATGAAACACCTACAGGTCGTAGACAAGGAAAATATGAAGAAGAAGTTGACTTTAACTTCAAAACAGAAGATGATGTAAAGATTAGTATGGCTAAAGATAATATGGAGTGGATTGATAAGATCACTGCAGCTTATCTAAGTAAGTTGGAGTTATAGTATGGCATTTGAATGGAATCGTATTCACAAACATGAAGATAACATTGAAATTGATGTTACCGATCGTGTATTTGAATATGTATTTGAATATTATGGAGTAGAAGAATTATCTGAACTAACTCAAGAGCAAATCTCTCAGATAGAAGATTTCAGAGATAAGCTCAATGAGTTTTCTGTTATGCAGATTGGGTTTAGTAATTTGATCAATCAGTGGGAGAATGAAAATGACGAAGATTGAATACAAATATAATGAAGATAAAATCTTGAAAGAGATTTACAATTATATTACATCAACCTACAATCAACATTATGTTGGTAAGGGTGCTGTTCAGACTATTGATGTCTGGGACAATATGGGTATAGCAGAAGAGATGTGTATGGGTACTTTAGTAAAGTATGCGATGCGCTTTGGTAAGAAGGACGGTAAGAATCCTGATGATCTAAAGAAACTTATTCATTATGCTATCCTAGCATATAATTTTAGTTTTATGGAGAAAGATAATGATGATACATCTAGCGAGCGAGACATCAACGTCGAGTCTGTCTGAGTTTATTAATACTCAAGTACAGCCTAATGCAATTGATCTCAAAGTAGACAAAGTCTTTAGATTAGAACCTAAAGAGTTTAAGATCAGTGAAGAAGAAAAGAAACATAGGGGATCGGTCGAGATCCTACCTGACGAGCAAGGATATTATAATTTAGTACAAGGTACGTATGAAATTATTATGGAAGGGATTATTAGTATTGGAAGTGATGAAGCTGGATTTGTTATTACACGTTCAACACTGAATAGGAATGGATTGTTTATTACATCTGGATTGTATGATAGTGGATATGAAGGAGTAATGGCAGGAGCTCTTCATGTTGGCGGTGGTCCTGCTAAAATTAAAAAAGGAACAAGGGTTGGCCAATTCTTGCTATTCAAAGCAGAATCACTCAGTTCCTATGATGGTGATTATGGCACCGGCAAAGACCATGATAAGAAATATGGAGTACATTAATGGAAATTAAAGTTTCATTCGAAGAACTTAGGAAGAAGAAACTATTTGTAGCAACACCAATGTATGGTGGCCAATGTCATGGAATGTATACAAAGTCAATGTGTGACTTGTCTGCGATTTGTGCAAAGTATGGTATTGAGATGAGAGCATATTATCTGTTCAACGAATCTCTTATTACACGAGCTCGAAACTATTGTGTTGACGAGTTCATGAGATCTGGTTATACACACATGATGTTTATCGATTCTGATATTGGATTTAATCCTAATGATGTATTAGCACTTATGGCATTACAAGGATCAGAACCTGGTGAGGATCCGTATGATGTCATTGGAGGACCTTATCCTAAGAAATGTATTTCATGGGAAAAAGTTATTGCTGCTGTCAACAAAGGTGTAGCAGATGAAGACGCTAACATTCTGGAGAACTACGTGGGTGACTATGTGTTTAATCCCGTTTTAAAGCCCGGAGAGACGGCGGAAGTAAGATTGGACAAGCCTGCTAACGTGTTAGAAATTGGCACCGGTTTTATGATGACTAGAAGGAATACTTTCGAGAAATTTAAGGAAGCATATCCAGATTTTTCATATAGACCAGATCATGTTCGTACAGAACATTTTGATGGTAAGAGAGAGATTATGATGTACTTCCAAGCTCTGATTGATCCACAATCAAAAAGGTATCTATCAGAAGATTATATGTTCTGTCAATGGATTCGTAACATTGGAATGGAAACTCATATCTGTCCTTGGATGCAATTGCAGCATGCAGGTAGTTATGTGTTTGGTGGTAGCTTACAACATCTTGCTTCTGTAGGTGCAGCAGCAACTGCTGATGTCAGTAAGATTGGTAAAAAGAAATAAGGATATATTATGAAAATTAGTAGTGAAACTTTAAATATTTTAAAAAACTTTTCGTCAATTAACAATTCAATTTTGATTAGACCAATGGAAGGAGATGTTGGAAAACTCTCTACTGTGTCTACTCAGAAGACGATTATGGCTAAGGCTATTATCAAAGAAGAATTTAAAAAAGAATGTGCAATCTATGAACTATCAAGATTCTTAGGTACAGTAAGTTTGTTTGATGATCCAGATTTTGAATTTGAGGACAATCATGTGTTGATTTCTTCTGGACAACAGGCTACAATATATCGATATGCTGATCCACAGAGTATTGTGTCAGCACCAGAGAAAGATGTATCTATTGTTGATCCCGATGTTGAATTTTTCCTCAATGTCGATGATCTTAGTAGTTTAGTAAAAGGATGTTCAGTTTTGGGATTGCCAGAAGTAGCTATTGTAGGAGATGAGAAGAATATTAGTCTTCAAGCTATGGACAGTAAGAATCCTAATAGTGATAATCATAAGGTTGTCGTAGGAGAAACTGACAAAGAATTTAGTATGATTCTTAAACCAGAAAATCTTAAACTTGTCAATAGTAATTACAATGTAAGAGTTTCTGCTAAAGGAATCGTAGAGTTTAGCAATTCATATGTGAGTTATTGGATTGCAACAGAAGCGTCATCAACATTTAAAAATAAGGAGAAGTAAATGACACAACTGACCGCGCAAGACATTGCTAATGTTTTGCAAATTATTGACCTTGCTGCACAGCGAGGTACTTTTAGAGGTGCCGAACTTTCAAGTATTGGAATGGTACGAGATAAATTAGAGCAAGTGCTGAGGCCACCAGAAGAGCAGGCACCTCAAGCTCCTCAAGGGGAACTTAATTTTGATACGGAAGCAGGAACTGTTTCTGAGAAAATTGAAGATGCTGAAAGTGAGGAAAAGGATGCCGTGGCCGAGAAAAAACAGACCTCCAAAGGGAAGGCGTAAAATAGGTTCTGCTAAAAGGATAGCAAGAAGAAAGAACCGTAAAAAATAATTGAGGTGTTTATATTATGTTAGAAGATTTTTTGTGGGTTGAAAAGTATCGCCCTAAATCTGTAAGTGAATGTATTCTTCCAGAAAATCTCAAGCAGACTTTTCAGAAGTTTATTGAACAAGATAATGTTCCTAATCTAATCTTAGCAGGCGGTCCTGGTGTAGGTAAGACGACAGTTGCTAAAGCTATGTTAAACGAGCTTGGCAACTCGTCTTATGTTATCAATGGATCATTGTTTGGTAATATTGATACTTTAAGGAACGATATCAAAAACTTTGCTTCAACGGTTAGCTTTGACTCAAAGCGTAAGTATGTAATACTCGATGAAGCAGACTACCTTAATCCACAGTCTACACAACCTGCCCTAAGAAACTTTATGGAAGAGTTTTCTAAGAACTGTGGCTTCATTCTTACCTGTAACTATAAGAATAGAATCATTGAGCCTCTTCAATCAAGATGTTCATTGATTGACTTCAATATTCCTAAGAAAGAAAAAGCAAGTCTGGCTAAACAATTTTATACAAGAATGCTAGAGATTCTAGATCAAGAGAATATCAAGTATGAAGATAAAGTAGTAGCAGAATTGGTTTATACTTTCTTCCCTGATTGGAGAAGGGTTCTTAATGAATTGCAAAGGTATAGTGTAAATGGTATTATTGATACAGGTATCTTTACTAACCTGAATGAAGAAAAGTTCAAAGAACTTGTTACTTCATTGAAGGAGAAGAAGTTTACTGAAATGCGTAAATGGGTAGCTTCCAATCAAGACTATGATTCTAATGTTATCTTTAGAAAGTTGTTTGATCATAGTTATGATATGCTTGAACCAAGTTCAATTCCACAACTAGTTATTACTATTGCAGACTATCAATACAAAGATGCTTTTGTAGCTGATCATGAAGTAAACATGGTTGCATGTCTAGCAGAGATTATGATTAACTGTGAATTCAAATGAGAAAGATTTGGAGAATATGGGCAAAAACTATAGGAAGCAAAATAGGTGACGAAAAAGAAAGCGACATCGCTGCGGCATTACGTACTGTATGGGTTGTTACTCATTTGGTGGCTTGCTTTTTTATTATCGCACATAATGGAATAAAATTAGGATGGTTTTAAATGCGAATTGAAGAAGATATTAAATTAGATTATAATGATGTTTTACTAAGACCAAAAAGGTCTACTCTATCTTCAAGATATGATGTAGACATGAAACGTACTTATAAGTTTTTGCATAGTAAGAAGGAATGGACAGGTATTCCTATTATGGCATCCAATATGGATACTGTTGGAACACCAGCTATGCATCAGTCACTTTTAGAATATGACATGATTACTTGTCCTGCAAGACATTACCTTAAAAATGACCTTATGGCATTTAAAGGTGATAATATTTGTATGATGGGTGGACTTGAAGATATTTCTATTCTTACTACTCATAATATTAAATGGGATTTTGTAGGAATAGATGTTGCTAATGGTTATACTATTTCAGTGATTGACGCAGTTAAGTCATTACGTCAACATATTCCAGAATCTACTATTGTGGTCGGTAATGTAGTAACTGCAGATATGACACAAGAGCTAATTCTAGCAGGAGCTGATATTATTAAAGTAGGTGTAGGTCCAGGATCAGTTTGTACTACTAGAATTAAGACTGGTGTTGGATATCCACAACTATCTGCAGTTATGGAATGTGCAGATGCAGCTCATGGCATGAACGCTCATATTATAGCAGATGGTGGTTGTACCAACTCTGGTGATATAGTAAAGGCATTTGCAGCAGGTGCAGACTTTGTTATGATTGGTGGTATGTTGGCTGGTCATGATGAATGTGATGGTAAAGTGGTAGATGGCAAGATGCAATTCTACGGAATGGCTTCAGAATCAGCTATGTCAAGACACAATGTACCTCATAGAGAATACAGAGGAGTAGAAGGTAAGACAGTTGAAGTTCCTTATAGAGGACCTGTAAAAGAAACACTTATTGATATTTTGTCTGGTATTAGGTCTGCTTGTACATATGTTGGAGCAAAGAGAATAAAATCGTTGTCTAAATGTGCAACTTTCGTTAAAGTAAAAGATACTCATAATAGGATATTTGAATGACTTGGATTAATGTAGATGATAAGATGCCTGCAGTTGGGCAGAATGTATGGTATTATTTTGAACCTGTTGGTAAGCACCGTGGTACTTTCGATGGATACTATGTAGATGAAGAAGGTAAAGAGTGGAAGGGAATGCATATGTTCTCTTGTGACTATGGTTGGCTTACTGGTGATGTGACTCATTGGCACCCTGACCAAGAGGAGAAACCTGATGGGCCTATTTGATCTAATCAATAAAATAAGCCACTCGAAAGATGTCAGTGATGTGACAGCTAATGATATTGCTGTAGATTATGTTCCTTTTGTTGTCAATAAAACATTATCATATCATCCTGATTCTTTGATTTATGCTAACGAAATGAATCAAAGACAACATCTAGATAAACAACTTCAATTTCAGTTTTACCTAAATAGTCTTAGACCTAGGAAGCGTTTTGCTAAATGGGTTAAAGCTGAAAAGGTAGATAATTTAGAAGCAGTGAAGTTATCATTTAATTATAGTAATGAAAAAGCATTGCAGATAATAGATCTCCTTAGCGATGAACAAATAAATGAAATAATAAAGGATCGCACAGGTGGAGTTGAAAAATGAGTTTAATAGATTCACTCGTTGAAGTGAAGCTGAATGATAGTGAAGATTTTCTAAAGGTTAGAGAAACACTAACTCGAATTGGCGTAGCTTCTCGAAAAGATAAAACATTATATCAATCATGTCATATCTTACACAAACAAGGCAAATATTACATAGTACATTTCAAAGAACTTTTTGCTTTAGACGGTAAACCAACAAACATTTCAGATCAAGATGTAGCTAGAAGAAACACTATAGCTAATCTATTGTCAGAATGGAAACTAGTATCTTTAGTTGATTCAAACAAAATTAAAGATCCTATTGCACCATTAAGTCAGGTTAAGATTGTTGGGTTCAAGGATAAAGAAAGTTGGGACTTGGTTACTAAGTATAGTATTGGCAGAAAGAATTGATAGAAAAACAAAAAATATTTGAACGTAATCCTGATACAGGAGTTATTCGTTGGAGATATGTTGGTGAAGATCCAAACGATTATGGATGGCCAAATTATGGAAACATTTTAGACGAAGAGAAAAAAGATAATGAAGTTCGAAGAGTTCGTAATGGAAGTGGACTTTCCAGTCCACGAGTTTAGTAAAAAATTTAAATATCAAATGATTAATGTTTTTAGCTATGACAAGATAGCTATGAACGGAGATACATCAGGATACAATACACACTTTGACGATCCTGAATACACTCCTATCATTGGACAAAAGTTTGAAGAAGTAGTAAAAGATATTTTTGATGTAGATGAAAAATCCAGACCAATAAAGACTTGGATTTATTGTCAGAACAATAAAAGAAACAAAAGCGTTTGGCATAGCCATGTTAACACTTGCACTGTTAATGGAGTATTTTATATTGACCCTCCTAAAGAAGGTGGAGGGCTACAATTATTTTTAAATGGTTTTGTTGATACTATTCAACCAAAGAAAGACAAATTGTATTTGTTCCCATATTGGATGGATCATAGACCATTACCACAAGAAGATGATGATTGGCGCATAAGTGTTAATGTTGAATATTTTTGTCGACAGAGGCCTGTAGTTAAACAAACAGGAATTATTTGGTAGCTGTTGACTTTCAAAAAATATATATTATATATATTACATGGATACCGCGGGTGCGGGTCCTTCTACAACCTTGCTTAGTCAAAGGAGGTTAACATGACAGGCAATACTTTTACGTTCCCTCGTGGAGCATTTGTTGGTTTCGACCATATTTTTAATGATCTAGAAAGAATGGCAACAGCTCATCAGAAGGATCATTATCCCCCACATAACGTAGTAAAGAATACTGAGGATGAGTATCTTATTGAACTCGCCGTAGTAGGATTTAAAGAAGAAGATATTGATATTACGATGCATGATGGTATTCTTACTATCAAAGGTAATCGTGATAAGAGACGTAATCAGGATCTTTATGTACATAAAGGTATCAGCGGTCGTAAATTCGAAAGATCATTTAGACTTTCAGAATTTGTAGAAGTCACTGGAGCAGATCTTGAGGCAGGATTATTAACGGTCCATTTGGAAAGAATCCTTCCCGAAGAAAAGCGTCCTCGTAAAATTTCAATCAATAAATTGCGAGGTAAAAAAAATGACGGAACTAGTGCTGAACTACTCAACGAGTCTACTTGAAAGAATCTGGGAAAACTTAAAAGGTTTTGGAAAAAGTATGGTAGCTGCAAGACAAATGCAAGCTAACAGAGAGATTGCAGAGCATTTGTGGAGAACTGGCGAATACAATAGTTATCACGATGCTTATCAATCACTTAACGAAAAAACCCTTAAGCAATTAGGAATCAAGTAATGTTAGATTTTCTTAGAACATTCTTTTCACTTGATAAGCCCCCAATTGATAGACGTACTTATAACGATTTACACAAACTTACTGATAGAGAACTAAACGATATTGGTATTTCTAGATGTCAAATCGCTATGGTAGCTAGAGGAATTGATCCTCAGAAAGGTTGGTCAAAATGAAGACACTTGCTTTTTACTTAGCATTATTTGGAATGGTTTTTGCTGTTGGTTCAGCAAACGCTAAGACAATTGAAATGCTTAACAAAGATGACGCTGGAAACAAAATGGTTTACAGTGAAGAAATAGCAAGAGTTGGTACAGGTGAAACTATTACTTGGGTGCCAACATCTAAAGGTCACAATGTCGAATGGGTTGCAGGACCTGATGGAGTTGAACTTCCTAAGAAGTCTAAAAATGGCAAAGAAGTTTCTATGACATTTGAATTACCTGGCATCTATTATTATTGGTGCACACCACACAAAGGCATGGGCATGATTGGTCTTGTCGTTGTAGGTGATGACGTATCTAATAAGGATGCAATTGCCAAAGCTAAGGCATTAGGTAAATCGAAGAAGAAACTTAAAACACTTTTAGGAGAACTATAATGTGGCCTTACACAGAAGACGAACTTGAGTTCATTAACAAAACATAAATAGAGGAGCGGGAAACCGCTCCTTTTTAGTTGGAGGTGTACATGGAAGGTCTAAGAAGAACTTGTAATTCATGTGGATGTGATTGTCACTGCTATTCACCTGATTGTCCTAAATGTCCTAATGATGTTTGTACTAAATGTGAGTGTGGTAATCAAGAAGATATTCCCAGCTCATTTACTAAGAGAAACTAATGGCCAGAAAACAACAAAACTATCTTGAAGTAAGAATAGGTCAGCTCAAAGAAGATCAGCAGAAATGCAAAGACTCTTATGATAAAATGTGGTATAATAGATTAATACAAGAATTAGATTGGGCTCAACAAATGAACAACAAACCTACTCATAATTGTTTTATGGGTGGCAATACAACCGGAGAAAAAGAAATATGGACTTAAACAGACTTAGAGAAGAACTCGAAATTGACGAGGGAGTGAAATATGAAATTTACTTGGATCATTTGGGCTATCCTACTTTTGGCATTGGCCATCTTATTTTGGAAAGTGATCCAGAGCATGGACTTGAAGTCGGAATATCTATATCCGAAGATAGAGTCGTCGAAGCCTTTGAAAGCGATGTAGAAACAGTATTATCTGATTGTGAAATTCTTTATCCTGATTTTTATGATCTTCCAGAAGAAATGCAATTAGTAATAGCTAACATGATGTTTAATATGGGCAGACCAAGATTATCAAAATTTAAAGGAATGAAGAAAGGTGTAGATGAAAGAGATTGGAACAAAGCAGCCGACGAGATGGTCGACAGTAACTGGTACAGACAAGTCACAAACAGAGCAGAAAGACTCGTTCAAAGAGTCAGAGCAATGGCCTAACAAATACACTCAAAGAGACTGGGATAGAACTGTAGGTTGGGGCAAAGTACCTGACGAGTATAAAAAATCTAATTGACTTTTAATTCTAAATAAAGTATTCTCTATATAACAAGTATAAGAATCAGCTTATACTTAACTATGGAGAAATTACTATGGAACTAGTAACTCTATGGATGGCTGTTGGTTTTTTATTTGCAGCTTATTCCGTAATAGCAAACGATTCTGTGCAAACTCTCGGCACATGGATTGCTTCAAACAATGAGAGATTTAACTGGAAGACGATGTGGATTGCCGCTTCGTCTGTTTTATTATGGGCACTATGGTATGGTTGGTATATGTATGGTGGAGACATCTCGTATGGCCGACTTAATAAAATACCATTTCAAGAAATACAATGGTATCATGCAGCAGCTCCTGGTCTGTTATTAATACTGACTAGAGTAGGAGTTCCTGTTAGTACATCTTTCTTAGTATTATCAGCATTTGCTTCTACATTTGTTTTAGAAAAAATGTTAATGAAGTCTATGATGGGATATGCAGTAGCAGCAGTTGCAGCATATGCTCTTTGGTTAGGTATTACTAAAATACTTGACGAAAACAAACCAGTAAAAGAAGAACACAAAGTTTACTGGAGAGTCGGTCAATGGTTCACTACAGGATTCTTGTGGTGGACGTGGTTGTCTCATGATATGGCTAACATTGCTGTATTTCTTCCTAGAGAAATCCCAGTAGATTTGATGGTTGTGATCAGCGCAGTCTTTGTAGTTGGACTATGGTATATGTTTAGAGAAGGCGGTGGTAAGATTCAGAATATTGTCTTAGAAAAACATAACACTCGATATGTCCGAAGTGCAACTATCATTGATGGTGTCTATTGGATTATTCTATTCTTCTTTAAAGAACTCAATGATATTCCAATGTCTACAACATGGGTGTTTGTTGGTCTTCTTTGTGGTAGAGAGCTAGCAATGGCTACTATGACTGGTAAAGAAAAGTTCAAAGTAGTGTTTCCTCTGATTGGTAAGGACTTTCTCAAGATGATGGTTGGACTTGCAGCTTCAGTTGGAGTTGTATTAGCAATACATTATGTGATTGTTCCTGCCGGTTTGTAAAAAACGGTTGACTTTTTAACCGAAAGGCGCTATGTTTAATCATAGCGTCTTTTTCTATGGATATGTTATGAAATTTTATACAAATATCAGTCAACGCGGTGACAATATTCTTGTGCGTGGGTATGAGAATGGACAAAGGTTCAATCGTAAGATTCCTTATAAGCCTTATTTGTTTATCCAATCTGATAAGCAAACAGACTATAAGTCTCTTGATGGGATCTCTGTTGACAAGTTAGAATTTGATTCACTATCTGGTGCACGCAACTTCATCAAACGCTACAGTGATGTGTCGGGCTTTTCTTATTATGGCCTAACAAATTTTATGTATGTCTTCATTAATGACTACTTCCCTGGCGAAATACAATATGACAGTTCTCTTGTCAAGATTGTAAATATTGATATCGAGGTTGCAGCTGATGATGGTTTCCCTTCAATTGAGGAAGCCACAAAACCTGTGACAGCTGTTACTATGTCATGTAAAGGCAAGTATCTTGTACTTGGTGTGGGTGAATTCGAAACTGACCGTAAAGATGTTGTGTATATTAAATGTTATGATGAAGACCATCTACTCCGAAAGTTTTTAGAAGTGTGGACTTCTAAGCAATGGAGTCCAGATATTGTAACTGGTTGGAATGTTGAGTTCTTTGATATTCCATATATGGTCAATCGTATCCGTAGAGTTCTTGGTCAAACGTCAGCTAATAAGATTTCCCCTTGGAATATTATTGGCAACAAAGTGATTGAGTTTTCTGGCAATCGTACAGAAGTTCCAGATCCTGTTGGACTTACTGTTCTTGATTATCTTCCTCTCTACAGAAAGTTCTCATTCACTAACCAAGAATCATATAGACTCGATAACATTGCTAATATTGAACTAGGAGAGAAGAAGTTAGACTATTCTGAGTTTGATTCCCTTCTTGAATTGTACAAGAAAGATTATCAAAAGTTTATTGAGTATAATATTAAAGACGTTGAACTTGTAGATAGACTTGATGATAAACTCAAGTTTATTGAACAAGTATTAGCACTGGCATACAACGGAAAGGTCAACTATATTGATACTTTCCGTTCGGTGCGTATGTGGGATGTGATTATCCATAATTACTTAATGAAAGATAACATAGTTGTACCACAAGCAAAAGTGAAGGATAAAGAGAGACAGATTGAAGGTGCGTTTGTTAAAGAACCTCAAGTTGGTATGCACAAGTGGGTTGTTTCATTTGATCTAAACTCTCTTTATCCTCATCTCATTATGCAATATAATATATCCCCTGAGACATATGTAAATACTATAGACAATGTAGGGGTAGAAAATATTCTATCAGGCAAACTCAATGATCCTGTTTTACGTAAAGAACTGATTGATTCCAATCTAACAATATGCCCGACAGGTTGCACCTTTGATAAAGACTACAGAGGATTCTTGCCTAAACTTATGTCGCAATTGTATGATGATAGAACAGTATATAAAAAGAGAATGATTGAAGCAAAGAAGGAATATGAAAAGAATCCTTCTAAAGAATTAGAAGCAAAGATTGCACAGAATCATAACATGCAACTTGCTAAAAAGATTCAGCTGAATAGTGCATATGGTGCTCTAGGAAATAATTACTTTAGGTGGTTTGATCCTCGATATGCTGAATCTATTACTATGTCGGGCCAACTATCTATCAGATGGATGGAGAATAAGATCAATGAATATCTTAACAAAATATTTAAAACAGAACAGGTTGATTACGTTTTGGCGTGCGATACAGATTCAATGTATATTACTCTTGACAAACTTGTTAATCAAGTATATGAAAAGAAGACATCTCCAGTCACTGATACGAGTACCAGGAAGGTGGTCAACTTTTTGGACCGAGTATGTCGAGAAAAACTGGAACCTTTTATTGATTCATGTTATAAAGAGCTTGCTGAATATGTTTGTGCGTACGAACAAAAAATGTTCATGAAGCGAGAAAATATAGCTGATAAAGCTATATGGACTGCTAAGAAAAGATACATCATGAATGTTCATGATTCAGAAGGTGTTAGATATGATGAACCAAAACTGAAGATAATGGGTATCGAGGCTGTTCGTTCTTCTACTCCTGCTGCTGTTCGTCAATACATCAGAGAAGCTCTAAAATTAATTATGAGCACGAACGAAACCAATGTTCAAATGTTTATTAAACAATGCCGAGAAAACTTTAAGCAGCTACCATTTGAGGACATTGCTTTCCCTCGTGGATGTCGCGGTTTGGATAAATATACAGACAATGTAAATCTTTACAAGAAGGGAACACCTATTCATGTAAAAGGTGCTCTAGTATACAACGAGTTATTAAAGAGAAACAAATTAACACTAAGATATGAACCAGTAAGAGAAAATGATAAGATTAAGTTTTGTTACTTGAGAGTTCCTAATCCAACTCAAACTCATGTTATCTCAGTCCCTGGTGTGTTGCCTAGACAACTAAATCTAGAACAATATATTGATTATGATATGCAATTTGATAAGGCCTTCATTGAGCCAATCAAACATATACTTGATGCTATTGATTGGAAAGTTGAAAAGATAGCTACACTTGAAGACTTCTGGTCGTAAAACTAATGGAGTAAAATATGTCTGATGATTTTGATTTTGGTTTTAGTTTAGTAGATGAAGCTGAACTAGAAGCCGTACAAAAAGCTGCTTCAACAGCAGAAGCTGCATCCTCAACAGCTATGGAGATGCAAACAAAGATTGATAAACTGTATAACATGATCATGCCACTGTTAAACAATCTTCAACAAAATCCAGAAAAAGAATATATCTATTGGCCAAACAGGACAGATAAGATTGAACTTTTTAGAGATAAGTTGTTAGCGGTTTATAAATCGTGATTCATTTTCTAGCTCTTATAACTTCTATATCAATAGCTGGTGTTGCAGCGTGGTATTCAATTATTGGATTGATGGCCATCTTTGCAGCTGCAGCTATTCCTATAGCTATTATGGGAGCAGTACTTGAAGTAGGTAAATTGGTAACTGCTTCATGGTTATATCAAAATTGGAAAGAAACAAACTTTCTGTTGAAATCCTATCTAACATTATCAGTAGTTGTTTTAATGTTTGTTACTTCTATGGGAATCTTTGGATTTTTATCTAAAGCTCATATTGAACAAACACTAAGCACTGGTGACAATTCATTACAAATATCACTTATAGATTCAAATATTAAAAGAGAACAAAGGAGAATTACTAGTGCAGAGACAGTTATTAATCAACTCGATAAATCGGTCCAGACGCTCATCGACTATGACAGGATCAGAGGAAATGAAGGCGCGATTGCAACAAGAGAAAGACAGAAAGACGAACGTATTCTCCTTAACGGAACAATTGAAGAAGCAGCCAAACAAATCGGAATCTTACAATCCGAAAAGTTAGTTTTAGAAAAAGAACAGCTACAATTAGAAGCCGAAGTTGGACCAATAAAATACATTGCTGCCTTAGTCTATGGAGAGACATCAAAACAGCAATTGGAAGAAGCTGTAAGATGGGTGATTATCATTATTATCTTTGTGTTTGATCCTCTAGCAGTTTTACTTCTACTAGCAGCAAACCAAGGTCTTAGCAACAAGTTTTCTAACAAAAAAGAATCAAGAACTTTCTTTGAAAAGTTTGAAGAAGCAGTAAATGATGAACCTGAAGAAGACACTGTTCCTTTGAAGTTTACAAAGACAAAACATCCAAAAAGAAAGTTCATAGATTCAGGAAGAATAGAAATAGATAAAGATAATTTAACTGAGTTCAAATAACTGTTGAATTTTAAATGGTTACGTTATATAATATGAAGATAACAATTAGGAGAATCAAATGAGTGAATTTTTTCGTAATCTAGTCGAGGAAATAAAAGATGAAGATACTAACATTGCTGCTGACGGCACTGGGTCAAGTGAGTTTACAGGTACAATCGATACTGGTTCGTATATACTTAATGCTGTACTATCAGGTTCCATATATGGTGGAGTGCCTAATAACAAAATTACAGCATTCGCTGGTGAAAGCGCCACTGGTAAAACTTTCTTCGTACTTGGAATCCTCAAGCGCTTCCTTGATGATAATCCAACTGGTGGTATCGTCTACTACGACACTGAGGCAGCTGTAACAAAAATTATGATGGAGCAGAGAGGTATTGATACCACTCGAGTCATTATAGCAGAACCAGATACTATTCAAAAATTTAGAACTCATGCTTTAAAAGTTATTGAGTCGTATGAAAATCAAAAGAATGCTCCTCCTATGATGTTTGTTCTCGATTCATTGGGAATGCTATCAACATCTAAAGAGATGACTGATACAGCAGCTGGAAGTGATACAAGAGATATGACTAAAGCTCAGGTTATCAAAGCCACCTTCAGAGTACTAACACTTAAACTTGCTAAGATTAAGGTGCCTATGTTGGTAACTAATCATGTATATGATGTGGTTGGTTCTTATGTACCAATGAAAGAGATTGGTGGCGGTACTGGATTGAAGTATGCTGCATCTACAATTGCTATGTTAGGTAAAAAGAAAGATAAAGAAGGTACAGAAGTAGTAGGTAATATTATTAAAGTTAAAACATACAAGTCTCGTTTCTCAAAAGAAAATAAAGACGTCGAAGTCCGCTTATCATTTGACAAGGGTTTAGATAGATATTTTGGTCTATTGCCTTTGGCAGAAAAATATGATATAATCAAAAAAGTTTCCACTAGATATGAACTGCCTGATGGTAGTAAAGTATTTGGAAAAGCAATTAATCAAGAACCAGAAAAGTATTTTACTAAAGACTTGCTGGATAAACTTGATGATGCAGCAAAACAAGAATTTAGTTATGGACAGGATGAATATGATAGAGAAAACGATACTGGAATGCTTAACGACGAATGAACCTTATGCTCGTAAGGTTCTTCCTTTCCTAAAAAGAGAATATTTTCATGATAACTCTGAACGGTTGTTGTTTGGAGTTATTGATGACTATGTAAAGAAGTACAATGGTATTCCAGTAAAGACAGCATTAGAAGTAGAGGTCGATAAGTTAGAGAACTTATCTGATGATCAATATAGTACATTGGGCGATTATATTAAGCAGCTGGGTAATCCAGATGTTGATCTAACATGGGCTATTGATAATACAGAAAAGTGGTGTCAAGACAAAGCAGTATATAATGCTGTAATGGAATCAATTAATATTATTGATGACAAGACGGGTAAAAAATCACGTGGAAGTATTCCAGAAGTACTTACTCAAGCTCTATCAGTATCATTTGATAATCATATTGGCCACGACTTCTTAGAAGACAGCGATCTTCGTTTTGAATTCTATCATACTAAAGAAGAAAAGATTCCGTTTGATTTAGAATTTTTTAATAAGATTACTAAAGGGGGATTGAGTAGAAAATCACTTAACATTGCACTTGCAGGTACAGGGGTTGGTAAATCATTGTTCATGTGTCATTGTGCAGCGTCTAATCTCATGTTAGGTAAAAATGTTCTGTATGTTACATTAGAAATGGCAGAAGAGAAGATTGCTGAGCGTATAGATGCAAACTTGCTTAATGTTACAGTCGATGAACTTTCTATACTACCTAAAGATGCATATGATAAAAAAGTAGACAGAGTAAAAAATAAAACTAATGGTAGATTGATTATTAAAGAATATCCTACAGCATCTGCTGGTAGTACTCATTTTAGACATCTACTGAATGAACTTAAAATTAAACGGAACTTTGTTCCAGATATCATATATATCGACTATCTGAATATATGCATGTCATCTAGATTGAGAGGTGGCAACAATGTCAATTCGTACACGTATGTTAAAGCAATTGCAGAAGAGCTACGAGGTCTCGCAGTGGAATTTAACTTGCCAATCGTCAGTGCAACACAAACAACTAGATCTGGTTACGGAGCTAGTGATGTGGGGCTTGAAGACACCTCGGAGAGCTTTGGTCTTCCGGCCACTGCTGACTTTATGTTTGCGCTTATTAGCACAGAAGAACTCCAAGACTTAAACCAGTTAATGGTTAAACAACTTAAAAACAGATACGCAGATCCCACCATCAACAGAAGATTTGTCCTAGGTATTGATAGACCAAAGATGAGATTGTTTGATGCGGATATTTCCCAACAACAGGGAATAATGGATGGACCTGATATTCCTGTGTTTGATAATACAGATACAGGACAAAGGTTTGATAAAGAAAAACTTAAACTATTGGAGGTATAAATGATTGTAGTAGGTTTTTTTGTTGCAGCTAACATAGTGCACTTTGTAGCAACCGGTTCTTTGTGGAGCACGTTTTAATGGGTATTAAGCATCAAACTTATTTTGATAATGGCAAATGGACTGTGTATGAAATAGAAACTGATCAAGAAATTGCATTCTTTGATCATAATGAAGATGCATTAGAGTATTGTCAGTTTCTCAATCTAGGAGGAGCGTTTGATGGATACACGCCTAGGTTTATGTTTAATGGAGATACAAAGTATCATAACATTGTTGCCCAGGAAATAGATCCGTCATACTTCGAAAGCACATCAAAAGAAATAGATATTGACGATTATTTTTCAAATACTTCATATTAGCTGTTGACCTTTTTCTTAGAATAAACTAAGATGTATATATAAATGAGGAGAGAGTAATGCAGATTATTGAAGTGTTTGGTGGAAAAGATCAAGCTGTTGAAACTTTGGTTGAAGACTATGCAGCTTATGTAATGTACGAAATATTCAATATTAAGAAATCCTTCGACATTCAAATTGAGATCGGGTCACATGATACTCAAGGAGGATGTGTAGCTTTAGAAGGGAATGAGTTTCATGTAGAAATAGATGAAGATATAGAGCACGAAGAATTAGCTACTTGTGTTTTTCATGAGATGGTTCATGTCGCTCAACATCTTTTGAACAAACTTACTGAGAAAAATGGTAGATCATATTGGTATGGAGAAGATCATACAGATACTCCTTACTTAGATAAACCATGGGAAAAAGAGGCTTATATTCAACAAGAGGTTATTCTTTCCAAATATAAAGAATCTCTGAAGGAGGGGATCTATGCTTAAGAAACTTTTTGCAATATCAGCTTTAATGTTGATATCTTCCTGTCATCCAGCTATTGCATATTCAAAAGCAGATGCAGAATGTCTAGCTCAGAATGTTTATTTTGAAGCTAGAAATGAAAGCACAAAAGGACAGCTAGCAGTAGCTTTTGTTGTTCTAAACAGGGTAAGCGACAAACGATATCCTAATAGTATTTGCGAAGTTGTATACCAAGGTCCAACAAGGCCTTCTTGGAAAAATAAAGCAGTATACTATCCAGTAAGGCATCGTTGTCAGTTTTCTTGGTATTGTGATGGAAAATCTGACAAAGTGAGAGAAGTTAGTGTTTATAAAGATCTATATACTTTAATGAGTGCTTTCTTGTTTAAGTATGAAAATGGGTTCTTCAAGAATCACGACTTCACTAAAGGAGCTACTCATTATCATGCAGACTATGTTCGACCAGAATGGGCTGCATCAAAAACTAAAACTGTAACAGTGGGAACACATATTTTTTATAGGTGGGAAGTTGCTAAATGATTAGCTTAACAGAATCAGCTAAACAATATCTTGAAAAAGTTAGAAAAGATGATTATGTTACATTAGGAGTCAAAGGAGGAGGTTGTTCTGGGTTTCAATATGTTTGGGACTTTAAGAAGAACCTCCCAGACGTTAAATGGGGTGATCCTATAGAAGGTGTCTTGGTCTTAGATCCTATGGCAGAATTATTTGTAGCAGGATGTACAGTTGATTATGTAAATGAACTTGGTGGTTCATATTTAAAAATTATTAATCCTAATGCTACAGCCTCTTGTGGCTGTGGAGAAAGTTTTGCGGTGTAATGTGTGGAATAAATGGTATTTCAGAAACTAATGTATCTTTAGTTTCTCAGATGAATAAAGTGACAAATAGAAGAGGACCTGATGGCTCTGATGTTTGGCATGACGATAAAGTAACTTACGGACATAATCTGTTATCAATTATGTCTAGTACTCCTATTCACCAACCATACCATTATAAAGATATAGTAATGGTTTTTAATGGAGCTATCTTTAATTTTAGAGAGTTAGGTTCTGGTGAAAATGATACGCAAGTCTTAGCAGAAGGATTACAAAAAGAAGGTAAAAACTTTCTTACTAAATGTAGAGGAATGTGGGCAGTTAGTTGGTATAACAAAACTACTAACAAACTTTTTCTCGCAAGAGATTATTTTGGTATTAAACCACTTTATTATACTGTAAAAAATAATAACATTCAATTTTCATCTAGTGCACTAGCTCTGCAAAGTTCTAGATTTTTAGACTACTTTTCATTTGGTCTGTTTAGAATTTTTGGTTATGTGCCAGGACCAAAGACTTTATTTGCTGATGTATCTAAATTGTGTCCAGGAGAAGTATTAGAATTTAATTTAGTTAGTAGAAAACATTCTACAGAAAATTTATGGCACTTTTTAAAATTTGATTCTCCAGTAAAATATAATCGTAACCAATTTGTCAATTCTGTCAAAACAGCTGTAGAGGAATCTGCATATGGATTTAGACAAAAAGGTGTGTTTTTATCAGGAGGATTGGATTCGACCTCGGTTGCATATTTTTTAAACGAGAAGAAAACATTTACCACAAAGTATAATAATACAACCAAACAGAAGTATAATGATGATAGTCAAGCAGCTTTGAAGTTTGCAAATGATCTTAAATATAATCACACAGAAGTTTTAATCACACCAGAAAACTTTACTGATTCTATAGTCGAATCTATTCAAGCACTTGAACTTCCAGTTTATAATATTAACGGTCCATCTTATTGGTATACTAATAAGTTCTTAAAAGAAAGAGGAACAGTAGTTACATATTCTGGAGATGGAGGTGATGAAATGTATTGTGGTTATGGTAACCATGATAATTATGGCAAACATGAAGATCCGTTTATAGATCATTATAGAGCAGTAGGAGTTCCTCTTTCAAAAAGAGTCAATTGCACTCCAGAAATAAGTGAAAAAGAATATTCAAAATATATGCATTCTTGGTTTCCTACATCAACATGGGGCAACGATCATTTAAATAATTGTTTGTTTATAGAAATGATAACAAGAGTTAGCGAAGACTTTATTACAAGATGTGATAAGTATGGATCGTACTTTGGTATGGAACAAAGATTCCCACTTTTGAACATGAAACATTATATGTATATCATGAATATTCCATCTAAGTTAAAAATGAAGGATGGAGGAAAAGGTAAGTTTTTGGCTCGGGATGGATTCAAGGATACATTACCGGATTACATAGTAAACAAAAATAAAACAGGATGGGCAGTTCCAAGAGAGTGGCCGACACAACATCCTTCAGTAAAATCCAAACTTCGTAAATTAGTAAAGTCGTCATTAGATAATAAATTTGAATCAAAAGTGGATTGGAAGTCACACGCACCTAAGAATGCTATGGCTGGAGTTTACTTTAAAGTTTGGGCATCAACAAATGGAGTAAAATTTTAATGTACAAAATATACACTACAGATAGTTGCGGATTCTGTACTGCCGCAAAAATGTTAATGAATGAACATGATATAGCATTTAAAGAGATTCGTCTTCTAACAGAGGATCAAAAGAAATCTTTTAGAGATGATGGATTCACTACAGTTCCACAAATTTGGGATTCCTCAGGAGGTTATATCGGAGGCTATCAAGAACTCAAAATGAGTTTATCCGAATCAAATATTTCAGAAACTTTTTTAACAGAATAGTTAACTTTTTTTGTTTTTTCTCAAAAAAAGTGTTGCCTTTTGTTAGAAAATGTGTGATAGTATAACTATAGAATGAGGAGTAAGCAATGAAAAGTATTAACAAATTAAAAAATGACATAATTAACGCAACAGGTGATATTGAAGTGTTTGGTGAGCCAACTGATATATTGGAAGCAGTTGCTAAGCAAAACAATGTTTCTTTTGAAAAAGTACAAACACTTTATTATAAATTATTAGAAGGTAATGGCTAATTAAGTGTTGCCTTTTCTTAGAAAAGGTGTTATAGTATAACTATAGAATGAGGAATGAGAGATGAAAGAACCATAGCGATAGTAACGGACTTGTTAGCGAAGGAGAAGTTGAGCAGTTGAAAGATACATAAGTCTCAGAAACAGAAGCTAGCAGGGGTTTACAAGTCTGGTACGACTCAGGGAACCTTTAGCCGAATGTAGATAGTACCCCTCCTAGAGTAAGGCATTAGCCACCAGGGTAGGTCTCTAGGAGGATGGATTGAAGAACTGACCTACCTTAGAGCCGGTAATAACCGGCTCGTCATTTCATGATAGAGAGGAGATATTATGAGTTTCAATAAGTTTCTAAATCAAGTGTTGACTCCAACACAAGATTCCCCTAATATAGTAGAAAGACCTGATCTGCCTGTTCATGGCTCTCCACAAGACCGTGGTTCAGCTGATCGTTATTATGGTCGCCCATATGATCCTCATTGGTATCCTATGGGAACTGGAAAAGGCGAGCGCATAGAATCTATTTTTATGTCAGAAGCTCAAATGGAAGAATACCGTTACGGTTGGGACAACGAAGAAGATAGAAAGGTTTGGTAAGATGACAAACACTAATCAGAAAGTTCATAGTTACAGAGGTTACGAGTATAAGTTTGACAATGGTAATCATACATTGTCTTATCCAGCAACAGGAGATGCATACGATCTTAAATATTCGTTTATGCATACTCTAGATGATTCTGGAGTGCCTGACCATAGTGAGATTGAGCAAGTTATTGATCATTGGATTGATATGAGTCCTACAGTAGAAGAAATAGATTGGAGTACAGTATGAGTAATCAACGACGAGGAACGTGGCATAAGGCCACAGCTATGGATAATGGTAGCGAAATGCGCCTTTATTCGTTCATTAAAAGGTGTAGAACGGCCTTACAGGATGAGGGCATGGAAGATGCATCATTCTATTTTGAGATGATAGAAGATCACCTCAAAGCTGGAAAATCTCTTCCTACAGATGAAAAAGGTGTTTCACGTCTACTAGGATTGTAACATAAATATAGCGTACAATAAATTTGAGGGTGCGTTATGTTAACTTTTGCTGAGCAACAATCTGTAGATATTGAAACACTTGAAGCGGTAGTTCCGTTTCCGTTTACTGTTGGAATAGAAGGTAGTGTTATTAGAGTAACAGCAAAAGCTGTTGATAGGGTTGAAGCAAAAAATAAAATTGAAAGCAATCTTAAATCTAATAATATTTCATTCAAAGATGGTGTAAAGGCTTCTAGTTCTATTGAAGGATTTAAAACTATCGATGCAACATTTAATGACGGAAAAGTTTATCGGATTTTTGTTAAGCCAAACAAACAATCAGGAGCAGGTGCTGAAACAACTGCTCTTGGTGAATGCTTTCAAGCCTATGCAAGTTCAGCAAGACAAATCAAAGGTGGCGACTTGGTGAGTCCAGATGAAGTGTTTGAATTAGATTCAAAAAGAAATGCAGATGCCGACAGACCATTAAAGAAGACACAATCACTTCCAGCTAATTGGCAATATTCAGGCTTTACTATAGCCAATCAATTGAACTCATTTTTAGGTAGTGGAACTTATACATTCCATAGAGGAAGTTCACTTGTTGATAGATTAGAAAGTGAATTTCAATATCATAAGAAAAAACAAAAGATCAACATAAGAGATATCAACAAATGGTCTCCTGCAGACATTTGGGCTGCAAAGAAAAACTTTAAAATGCCTTCAGGTCATTTTTCTAGTTTAGCTGATTACAATCAATTTTTATTAGAAAAATTTAGAACAAGAGATTTGGTAGGAGTATCACTTAAAGTATTAGGAATAGGAAAGACAGCAAAGCTAGAAGTTTTTAATGATCAAGATACAGCAGCTGCTGGCGTATCACTTATTGGATTTACTACAACTTTGACTTCTAAAGACGTATATGTTCATTTCAAGAAAAATGGTAAGAATGGTTCTATGCAACTAAGAACTTTCTCTTCTGGTAAGTCAGGATGGCAAGGTGAAATTAAAGGAGCAGCTGCAGCAGGTGGTAAAATTGGTGGCGGCGTTTTAGAAGCGTTTTATAAAGATGTTGATAATAGAACAAGATTTATTGATCAAGGCAAAGCAAAAAGACATGTAGATAGAGTAACTCCAGAATTTATAGCACAAATGCATGCAATGTATAATGCTGTTGCTCCTTCTATGATTTCATTAGAAGACATGGAAAAATTTTTAAGAACTAAATCAGTTGGAGATCGGTATAGTAAATTCTTAGCTTTACAATATGCTAATCTTTTAGCTGGCTTATCAGTTAAGAAACAACAACAAGTACTATCAGATGTTGTAGGATATGCTTCTTCATCGACTTCATTTAGTGCTGTGTTTATTAAATACTCGTAGGTAATTATGAAAAGATTTGTTACATACTTAGAAGAATCAAAAAATACTCATATGGAGCATATCGAGGATATGATATTCAACGATGGGGTTGAAGGCGCTCGATTAGCTATTACTTCATTACAAAGACTTAGAAACATGCTAGCAGGTAATTCAAACAAAGAGTTTGACATTACAGTTAAGTGGGATGGTGCTCCTGCTATATTTGCAGGAATTGATCCTTCAGATGGAAAGTTTTTCGTTGGAACAAAAGGAGTGTTTAACAAAAATCCAAAACTTAACAAAACAGTATCTGATATTAAGAAAAACCATTCAGGTGATTTGGCAACTAAATTAGAGATAGCTCTCAAGCATTTGCCAAGCATAGGAATTAAAGGAGTGGTACAAGGTGATTTATTATATACGAAAAGCGATCTTAAAACTAATAGTTATGATGGAAATGACTATATTACTTTTCATCCTAATACCATTGTTTACGCGGTACCTAAAGGTTCGAAACTCGCTCGTCAAATCTCAACGTCAAAAATTGGAATCGTTTGGCACACCTTATATAGTGGAAACGACTTACAAAGCATGCAGGCAAAATTTGGTGTGGACATTACAAGGAAACTTAAAAAGAATAAAAATGTATTTTTTACGGATGCTAACTATCGAGACCAATCTGGTAAAGCTACGTTTACAGCATCTGAAACCTCAGAAGTTACGTCTCATCTATCTAAAGCAGGTTCTATTTTCCGCAACCTTCCTAGTGGTTTTATTAAATTAATATCTGAGGATGAAGAAATCAAAGTAAGAATAAAATCATTCTTAAACAAATATGTTAGGGAAGGCAAACCATTTCCAGAACCTAAACAATTATCTAAAGACTTATTTGATCACATAGATCAATATTATCAAAAAGAAGTTGACAAGTATAAAACAGAAAAAGGTAAGGACGGAGCTAGAGCTCGTAAAAACAAATTTAATGCTGTACTATCTGAACCAAACAAACTTATTTCATTGTTTGAGTTCTTTAATGAAATAGTGCAAGCTAAATTAAAAATAATAAATAAATTACATCAAGCAGAGGGTCTTAAAACTTTCTTAAAGACTTCCAATGGTCTCAAAGTAACTGATAGAGAAGGATACGTAGCCATTGATAAAATGAAAGGTGGGGCTGTGAAACTTGTAGACAGGTTAGAATTTAGCAAAGCTAACTTTAGTAGTGATGTACTTAAAGGATGGCAAAAATAATGGGATTAGATAATGGCAGTATCAAAACAGCAAAGAATAGCTCTTAAGGATAGAGGTCTGTGGAATTATTCTACAAATAGACCCAATTCTGAATTTCATGGACTAATTCAAAATTACAGGGATATAGATGATCTTATATCTGATCCTAAGATTCCTCTTGTTCCTAAAGAGAAGATGTTTGTAGTTACAGATGAGAACTTTGATCTTAAAGCTACACGACAAAGGCTTAAAGATCAACGTAAGTGGGATCATAGAAATAAATGTCCTAAGGATCCAAATGAGTATTGGCCTGTAATAGTTAATAAAGAGTTACAACATAAACATACTATTGTCAAGGCAGATGTTCCGCCTCCTCCTCCACCGCCAAAAGAAAAAATTAAATCTAAATATATTCCTCCTGTTAAAGAGAACACTAATCCAGTTAAAAATGATAAACTGGCATTTAGAGACGTTGGTATAGAAAAGATAGACAAGTTGTTATGGATTAAAGAAGATCGAGGTGGATTTGGAATTAAAGATAGGGATGGTCCAATTTATGATTGGCAATGTAATGTCCAGGACATTTTAAAATATGCATTTGAAAGAGGAACAGTATTGCAAGCTGGAGGTAACTGTGGCATGTATGCTAGATTCTATGCTAATTATTTTAATAAGGTAATTACAGTAGAACCTGAAGGTCTTAACTTTGAATGTTTGTCATACAATTGTTCTGATACTAATAAGTTTGATGTCAGAAGAGGTGCATTGTCTAATTATATGGGAACGTGTACAGTAACAGGAAGTTATAGAAACTGTGGCATTTTTAGAATTAAACAAGAGTCTGGTGATATTCCAGTATTTACTATTGACAGCTTAGACTTACAAGAATGCGATCTTATTCATTTGGATCTAGAAGGTCATGAAGATCGAGCGCTCAAAGGAGCACTTGAAACCATCAAAAAATTTGAACCAACAGTTATTACTGAAAGAGGTAGAGCTCGAGGATGGTTGACAGATCTTGGTTACAAAGAAGTAAAATTAAGAAAGCAAGATACATTATTCTATAAACCTCATAAGAAAAAAGAAGTAAGAAGAAGAGATAAAGTAATTATCTGTGGTTCTGGATTTTCTGCAGAAAAACTAAAAGATATGAATACAAGAGATGTTAATATTGTTACTATTAACAATTCGTGGATGCTATCAGATAAATGGAATATTAATGTTCATGCACCAGATCATCCTAGAGATAGAAGACCAGAACCAACCAAAGATAAAAGAATAATCAGTGCTAGTGGAGAAGGATATATTAAAGCAGTTAATAAACATGGTGGATTAAGGAATTGTGGATATTCAATTACGCTTGCTGGATCTTATTGGGCATTGGAAAATCTTGATCCTAAACAAATTGGATTTATTGGTTGTGACATGAACTATAAACCAAACAATGAAGGTCATACTGCTTTTTATGGTGTAGGCCTGGACATTAAAAAAAGAAAGAAACCAGATCCAGATCAAATGGCAGAAAGATACGGCAAAGATAATCCAGAAGAATATCTAAGAAGTGTATATCAAAGATTTTATGATATAGCTAAATCAAAGGGTGTTGAAGTATTTAATATTTCTGGTGAAGAAAATACAAGACTTCCATATCCTATGAAGACTGATTTTTTATAAATATAACAAAGCAACGAGTAAGCCTAAGGGAAACCTCATATGGAAAAGAAAAAGAAACAAAAA